ATTTACGCCATCGTAAAATCAATGAAGTAGAATATATCAAATGGTGTCGTAGAAACTTAGGTGATCGTGGTAGTGACTGGGACTTCTGGCTATCTAATGGAGTATTATATATTGAAGTCTGGGGAGACAAAGCCAAATTCACGTATGAAATGTGGAAATTATGATATTTGAAATTACACAAACAAGAAACGGTTACTATAAAGTAGACTGGGGCAAGTATATCACTGGAATGGATGTTACTGTAGGGGACTTTTCTAAGTTCCTGAAACTAGTTACTAAACATTTTAAAAGTGAAACAGTTGGACTAGGTGGAAAATCTTGTGTGTATAATTTATCACATCAAATTTTTTTAGAGAATGTTGATTGTGATTGGGATGTTCTAAGTCTGAATGTCTACCGCAGATTTAGGGATATGAATGAATATCAAGTCCTATCAATCTATTATCAAACACGTGAAGAAGCTGAGAATTTTGGTAACGACTTAGAACAACGATATATTGTAGATATACTGAAAAAATAATGGAACTCACACATAAAAAATATTGCTATCCCGGATCAAATTCAACGTTTTATACAGTGACCTGGAACCCACATCAAATAGATGTTACTGCCGATGAGATTACTGAGTGGAGTGTTAAAACATTCGGGCCATATGGATACAAAGAAGATGAAGGTAAGATTAGATGGACTAATGACATTGAGTCAGGGTCTATCACTTTCTTACATGAGGAAGACTTAACTATGTTTAAGTTGCGTTGGGAATAACTATGTTTGACTTAGAAAAAGAAAATGCATGGAGATCGTTAAAGGGCGTAAAGCCCATCCAGTCTTGGCGTTGTAGATTTGGTTGGCATCGTTGGACTAACTATGAAATTAGAGAACGAAACGAGTTCGGGGGAGTATGGGCTAGATGTAGTTGTGCTGACTGTGGTATGCCTAGAATAGAACCTGCTTACACAAAGACAAAGAACAAATAATATGGCAAATGATATAATGATTGACATTGAGAGTTTAGATACACGACCTGATTGTGTTATCTTAACTATTGGTGCTGTACGATTCGATCCTAGAGGTAACGGAGTTGCTGAGAAATTAGAACTAAGACCTACTGTAGAGGATCAAACTGAAATATATAATAGGAGTATCAATGATGACACACTTAGATGGTGGTCTGAGCAGAGCCCTGAAGCACTTGAAGAAGCATTGGGAGACAGGGGACGTGTGCCATTTGTTGAGTGCATGGAGACCCTTTACAAGTTTTGTTGGAACCGTCGTGCTGTTTGGAGTAACGGTGCACCATTTGATTTGGTCGTAATGGAACACGCATGGCGACAGACAAGCGACAAACCAAACCCCATACCATGGCCCTTCTGGTCAATGCGGGACACACGAACACTGTATGAAGTTGCAGGTGTTAAACTACAATCAGGTGGTCACACAACAAGTCACAAGGCGGTAGAAGATGCTGAACGACAAGCTATTGTTGTACAGGAAGCATATAAAAAATTAATGAAAGCTGGATTAGCATTAAAATGAAAAGAGTATTAATTACAGGTGGCGCAGGCTTTATTGCACATCACGTTATCAGTCATATTCTGCGAACGACTGATTGGGAAATAGTAACACTAGACAGACTAGACTTCAGTGGTAATCTAAATCGTTTAGTTGATGTGTTGGGAGACTTACCTAATGAACGTAAACGTGTTAATATTGTTTACCATGATTTGAAAAGTGAAATCAATCCACAGATTATTACTGCATTGGGTAAGGTAAACATCATTTTACATATGGCAGCAGGTAGTCATGTGGATCGCTCTATTGAACATCCTATGGAATTTGTCATGGACAATGTTGTAGGCACGGTAAATTTGTTAGAGTACGCACGAAAGTTGCCCGACTTAGAGAAGTTTGTTTACTTTAGCACAGATGAAGTATTTGGTCCTGCTCCTGCTGGTGTCAAGTACGCAGAGTATGACAGATACAATTCAACAAACCCTTATAGTGCTAGTAAAGCAGGTGGTGAAGAAATGTGTGTTGCTTACGAGAACACATATAAACTACCTATTGTTATCACACATACTATGAATGTGTTCGGAGAACGTCAACATCCCGAAAAGTTTATACCATTAGTGATTCAGCGTGTACGTGATGGAGAAAAGATTCGCATACATGCCGACCCTACTAAAACTATTCCTGGTAGCCGTCACTATATTCATGCCATGGATGTGGCTGAAGGTTTGATGTTCATTCTTAACAATCTAAAAGACTACACCTACTTTGAATCAACTGGACTGAAAGTCATTCCTAAATTCAACTTAGTAGGACCCGAAGAAACTGACAACTTGATGTTAGCCAAAATGATTGCGGATGTGCAAGATAGAGCGTTATTATATGAGTTGACTGACTTTCATTCAGCTAGACCCGGACATGACTTGAGATATGCTTTGAGTGGTAAGTTACTTAAAGACTTGGGTTGGGAGCCTAAGATTAAGTTTAGTGAACGTATCAAGCAAGTAACAGAATGGTCATTACACAATAAGCGTTGGTTGTTCAAGTGAAATTTAATTCAGACATTGATATTGACTTTGGTAATAGAGATAAGATATTAGAACATATCGAACATATCCCTGCGGCTATGCGTAAGATAAACCCTATTAGAAAACATGCGACCGGGGTCTATGTTACCGATGTACCTTATGACAGTATCAATGATATGTGTAACTTAGATTATTCGGATGCCGAAAAGCGAGGATACATAAAACTAGATTTCTTGAATGTACATGTCTATGAAAAAGTAAAAAGTGAAGAACATCTAATAAGTTTAATGGGTGATCCAAAGTGGGATAAACTTAACGATAGACAATTTGTAGAAAAGTTAATACACTTAAGTAATCATTACAATAGCATTCAAAAGATGCCCGAACCAATCAATAGTATTCCTAGGCTAGCTATGTTTCTAGCTATCATTCGTCCGGCAAAGAAACATTTGATTGGACTTCCCTGGATAGAAGTTGCTAAAACTGTATGGGATAAAGGTAGTGATGGTTATCACTTTAAGAAAAGTCATAGTGTAGCTTACGCACAATTGGTTGTAGTACACATGAATTTGTTAGAAGAATTAAGTCATTCTCTTAACGAGAGTAATTGATTTACGCTTACTCTTGCGTTTGCTCAGTTCTAACATACTGCATATTGGCCCATGTAATATTGTGAGACTTTTGTTATTGAATGTGCGTATATAGGGCCTGAATACGTTCCATTCTTCTTTTAAGAACATATTGATGGGTACGAGTCTATTGCTTTCCCACCACCAGATATCACCTAATTCTAAGAATTTTTCACGTAAATCCGGGGTAATTATCGACCCATAGTCATATATAGTGGTAACAACATCATCCCTATTCTGAACAATTCCTACGTAGTCTTGGCCTGCATAGGAACAAACAGTAATGAATGGATGATTTTCCGTTAGTTTTTTGAAAAAATCGTTATGAATCATATAGCTACCGGTTTATTTATCAAAAGTGTTTACCCAATATATTTTTATAAATATAGTAAAGGAGATTTACTGTGTACTCAACAAGTGTATATTATTACAAACCGCGCCATGTAGTTGTGTATTACAGTGGGACTTCATCCAGGAGGTACCAGATAGTGTATGCTAAGAACTTAAGACTAAACAAGGGTGTAGATAACGTATTACAATTTCAATTTATAAATCAGCAACAAAAAGCTGTGGACCTCACTGATAAAGAAATTACTTTTCGTCTAATAAGCTATGATGGACAAAAGGTCCTACTACAAAAAACCGTTAATATTTTACTACCCCTAACTGGAATTACAGAACTAACAACAACAGCCGCAGAATTGGAAGATGTTGACCCACAGTTGTGTAGTTATAGCTTAGAGGTCAGTGATTCTGGGATGAACTATCCTGTATTTGTGAATTCCGAAGCCACAGCAAGAGGAACCATTCAGGTCGTTGATAGTGTACTACCATCATTCATTCCTGCGTTCACGGTAACCATCCCACAACACACTATCCCAAATAACTCTACGGAAACATATTACAGTAGTACAATCAATACTACAGAAAACCCTATTCTCACACTACAACCTTATTATGCTAACTTTAGCGGTATAGTACAGATACAAGGTAGCACTGTACCTGACTCTGATTGGTATAACATCAATGATGAGTACATGTATTTGGACGCTACATTGAGTGATGGGTATGTCGTAACCGGCTATCACCCATATGTAAGAGTGAAGTTCGTTAGCACACAGGGAGATGTAACACAGATTTTAGCCAGATAAGATTGCTTTATCTTAAATAATGTGCTAAAATCTTGTTATGTTTGATATCCTATCTTTAATTCCAGGTAAGAAAAAGCATACCAGTTCAGGTTGGACAAGTTTTAATGCAATTTGTTGCAACCATCGCGGACATCGTTCTGACACTAGACAGCGCGGTGGAGTAAAAATAGACGGAAACAATTGGGTAATGCATTGCTTCAACTGTGGTTACAGTTGTAGCTTTACTTTGGGTAAGAGTATAGGTCCTAAAACAAGACAATTCTTGCAATGGTGTGGGGTAGACAAACTTGAAGTACAGCGTTGGAGTCTTGAAAGTCTACAGCATAGAGATTTGTTGGACTTGATTCAACCTAAACAAAAACAAGCTAAAATAAAATTTAATGACCATCAGTTACCTGAAGGTCAGTTACTAAATGAAAATAACCCAGAACATAAAGTGTACGTAGATTATGTTAGGGCTAGGCAGATAGATATTACTAGATATCCTTTTCTAATAACACCGCACGAAAATGGTAGAATGGCTAATCGTGTGATTGTTCCCTATACTTACAAGAACAAAATCGTAGGTCATACGTCTAGGTTCTTAGACAATAAAATACCAAAATATATTAATCAGCAACAACCAGGTTATGTATTCAACATTGATATGCAAAAACCAGATTGGCAAGTTTGTATAGTTACAGAAGGTATATTTGATGCATTGAGTATCGACGGTGTCGCTGTGATGCATGACGATATTAGCCAAGAGCAAGCAACGTTGCTAGCAACTCTGAATAAACAAATTATTGTAGTTCCAGATAGAGACAAGACAGGTCTTAATCTTATCGACCGTGCCCTAGACTTAGGATATAAAGTTAGTTTACCTAATTGGGGTAATGGAGTCAAAGACACTAATGACGCAGTAATTAAATATGGTAAACTACCTACACTATTAAGTATATTAGAGAATGCAACATTGAGTAGAATTAAAATTGAAATGAGGAAGAAACAAATTGATAAAGGATTATAATGTAGATGTTCAAAAACTTTTCTTGCGTATGATGATTTCAAACGCAGAATTGTATATACGTGTAATGAACATCGTAAATCCAGAAAACTTTGACAAGAGTTTGCGCCCAGTCGTAGAATTGTATAAAGAACAAAGTGAAAAATATAATGTATTGCCTGATCAGGATCAAATCAAAGCGGTAACAGGTATAGAAGTTGAGGCAATACCTGAATTAGATCAGGGTCACTTAGATTGGTTTTTGGATGAGTTTGAACAGTTTACACGTAGACAAGAATTAGAACGTGCGATTCTTAAATCAGCCGACTTGCTTGAAAAGGGTGAGTACGACCCAGTTGAAAAATTGATTAAAGATGCAGTCCAAATCAGTCTACAAAAAGACATGGGTACAGACTATTTTGCTGACCCACGTAAACGATTGATGGAACTGAAAAACAATAATGGTCAGATTAGCACTGGCTGGCCTGGCATGGATCGTAAACTCTATGGTGGATTCAACAGGGGAGAATTGCAAATCTTTGCGGGCGGATCAGGTTCGGGTAAGAGTTTGTTTATGCAGAACTTAGCAGTTAACTGGTCACAGGCAGGATTGAATGGTGTGTATGTGACACTCGAACTTGCTGAAGGTCTGTGTTCTATGCGTATTGATAGTATGATGACCGATACCAGTTCACGTGAGATTTTCAAGGACATTGACAACGTTGAAATGAAAGTTAAGATGTTGGCTAGAAAATCTGGCATGTTACAGATTAAATATATGCCAGCACAATCTACGGTCAACGACTTACGAAGCTATTGTAAAGAATTAGAAGTAAAGACTAAGAAAAAGATTGACTTTTTGTGTGTTGACTATTTGGACTTGTTGATGCCTGTCAGCGCAAAAGTCAGCCCAAGCGACTTGTTCATCAAGGACAAATATGTGTCTGAAGAATTACGTAATTTAGCTAAGGAATTACGTGTATTATTTGTAACAGCTAGTCAGTTGAATCGTTCAGCAGTTGAAGAAATTGAGTTTGACCACAGTCATATTTCTGGTGGTATTAGTAAGATTAACACAGCAGATAACGTATTTGGTATCTTCACAAGTCGCAGTATGCGTGAGCGTGGCCAATATCAGTTACAATTAATGAAAACACGTTCAAGTTCAGGTGTAGGTCAGAAAATTGAGTTAGATTTCAATATAGAAACATTGAGAATTACAGACCCGGATCCTGACGGTGACGGACAAACTAGTTACAGACCAGCCCCGCAACCTAGTCCTAACGATATTATGAATAAATTAAAACCTACTGCAACCGTAACCCCGTTTAATAGTAGCGAAATTACGGATAATGAGACGGGTGAAATAACTAAAAAGGTTACAGTTGATGTTAAGGGTGCTAAGTTAAATCAGCTTTTAAACCAAATTAGAAGCAAAAACTGATAAATACAAGTAGGACCTTTACATTATGCAAAGAAAAACCCGTAGTCTGTTAGAAGAATTAGAGGCGATAGGCAATAATCGTGACACCAAGCACATTATTGAGAGCAGAGCCCATAATATTATTACCAGCGCCATTAATTTATTGGAAATGATTAATAAGCATTATGACAATGAAAAGGCTCAAATCCTAGAAAAGAAGTTGTTACTTGCTATTAAGAACAGAGATCAGGATAGGTTCAGTAAGAGCATAAATAAGTAATATTAGGAATTCTTATGCGTATCAATGAATTAAACACATCAAAGACCTTGACCGAAGCACCTCTAGGGTTCTTCTCTAAAATGGGTAATAAAGCAGCAGCCTGGGCAGGAAACAAAATGGATGCTGATTTCGGAGCAAGAGCTAGTGGTAAATTAGAAACTGGTAAGTTAGCCAATCAACTACACAAAGCATTTCAGTTTTATCTAGGTCAAACAGGTTCACAACCTACTGCAAGAGCAGTATTAACATTCTTGCAATCTAAGGGTTACCCTACAAAGAGCGCAAAGACTATCCTTAACAAGGCAGCACAAACTGCATCAACAACTGCTAGTAAATTTAAGGCTCCTAAGAGTCCATCAGCAAGCACATCATCTGGTACAGCTTCAGACCTAGCAGGTGCAGTCAGCGAGGGTGTAAACGATCCTATGCCACAACAAGCTATTGACCAAGCATTTTTGGCAGCAGCACAAGAAGCTATTATGATGAAAGCAGCCGGAACTACTGGCGGCGCAGCAGCTAAAAAATCATCAGCAACAACATCTACTCCAACATCTACCCCAGCATCTACTGCAACTACTACACCTTCAAGTGCTCCTAGTGCAAAAGACGATGTTATTGGTTTAATTAAAACTTTGAATGATCCGCTAGCAATAAAATATATTGTTTCAGCTGGACTAAGAAGAATGAAAGAACTTGAGGCTGCACAAGTATCCGAGAGTAAAAAATAATATGGAACAGTCATTACGTGGTCTTAGGGATACACTTGATGACCTAGCAACCGTACAAGAATCTACAGTAATTGTAGAAGCTAAAGGCCACTTAGATCATCCAGAAGATGCTATCTTTATCGGTGGAAGCAGTTATGCAAAAACCGCTGTTAAAGCTATCGTAGATACATCACAACAACCTGAAATAGTAACTATTAAGTGGGATGGATATCCTGCATTAATATTTGGTCGTGGCCCTAATGGTAAGTTTGCTGTAATGGACAAACATATGTTCAACAAAGCGGGTGGTGTAGGCCGCACAGCATATAGTCCTGAGATGTTCCGCAAGTATGATTTAGACCGCGGTGTAGACCGTAGTCAATTACATGAGATACTAGCGCAAATATGGCCTGGGTTGAGCAAAGAAGATAAAGGACAGGGCTATTACTGGGGTGATTTGTTATTCAGTAAGCCACTTCAGAATCAAAATGGATTATATAAATTCCGTGCTAACCCAAATGGTATCACATATACTGTTGACGTAGATAGTGACATAGGAAAACTAATCACAAACAAGGTTGCAGGTATCGCAGTTCACCAATTTATCCCACCAAACGCAGCTAGCACAGATGAAGCACAGAGTTTAAATGGAAGTATTGGTCAGTTAAAGAATGATAGCAATGTTGCTATTGTTCCTAGCAAAATGCCCAATGCTCCTTCTATGAAACTAAACCAGAAGTTAGTAGCAAATTGTAACAATGCTATACAGAAGTATGGTGCCGCAGTGGATCAACTATTAGTTGCCCCAGCTGGAACAAAGAGCGTACTGAACAGCAATTTATTCACTGTTTATATTAATCGTAAAGTAGTTGCAGGTGACTTGAATAATTTACTCAAAGACTTTATGGAATACTTTAATACTCGTCCTATGACTCCTCAGATGAGAGAAAAGGTATTAGAGCACTTGAAACTCAACAAGCAAGGTCTAGCAGGCGCATTCTTAATTTGGGCAGAGATATACAAGCTCAAAATGAGCATAGTTAAACAGCTTGACACCGCAAGTCAATCAAGCCCAGTAAAGGGCTATCTACAAGACGGAACACAGACCCAAGAAGGATTCGTAGCACACGGATTCAAGTTTGTAGACAGAATGGGCTTCAGCCGCCAGAATTTGGCTGGAAGACAGTAACCAAATCCAACATTTTTTTCGTTATGGCATAAATAAGTGTAGAAGCTATATGCTTCACACATTTAAAGGAAATTTATCATGGCACAAACAACAAGAGTACACGGCGACTTTAAACAAGTAATGAACTATGACGCACCTAGCTACACAGTAGGTGCAGTTAACGCTTACACAAGCGGTGTTACAGTTCAGCCACAAGGTCCAAAGTTAGACTATTGCACAATCACATTTGACGGTACAGGTACAACTACTGCACAAGTTAAAGCAACAATCGATGCAATTCAACAATTAGCAACAGTTTATATCTATGAGTTCACAACAACTACAAACGATACACTAGCAGTTGCTTTCTACCCAACAGGTGCATGGGGTACAGACCTAACAGCTACTGGCGCTGGATCACTAGACGCAGCAGTTACAGCAGCAGCTGGTGAAGCAGTTTCTGTCGCAGCTACAGCTACATTCACAAACTAATCTTAAATTAGTTTACAAGAACCCGAGAATTTCTCGGGTTTTTTTACCTCTATAAATACTGTATGACAAGAATTAGATGTTACACATTGTTCAGAATCAAAAGTACAGGGGTTCCCAATCGTAGATCACCTAGCGATCTCCCTGAACTTCAACTGAAACGATGGCAAGAAAGTAGAAATCTTCAGGTAAATTTTGATACTATACTTCAAGTAATTTCATTGCGAGGACAGCCCGAAGACATTTCGGCTATTTTAACTGAACAAATTAACTTTGGTGAATTTAATAAATTTGGGTTTTTATACGATAACGAAGAAGATAAAATCGTTTATAGTTTTGATTTTTCAGTAAGTCAAAAACAAGTGTTTGATAACGGAGAAACAGCTTTGGGTGCTTTATATAGCGACTGTCAGGACGTTCCTATGATTAAATTCCAAGATGATTGGAAAAATTTATCTACATCATTAGACATAAGCCCTGAATTAAAAAACATACACTTTGAGGTATTATCTGATGAATGAAGAAAAGATGTTTAACATAATGAATAAATTGTTCAGTATGGCAGAATTGAATGATTTAGCAAGAAAATTGGTCGTAGTAGAAGATAATATCTATACATTTTTTGAAGAATATCAGATACAAAAAGTAGAGAACAAATATATTGTGACCAAATTTTACACAGATTTATCTAAAAGTTTTTATAATATTAAAAATGCAGTAGTTTGGATAACATTATACAAACGAAGTAAATTGTCTGACGCACTACGTGTAGAAACGTTAGATAAAATACTTGAAGGAACAGCCTTTAATATGGACCTGTATCATTCATTGAGTAAGAAGTCTAAAGACGTAGATACCCAATTAATGTATAGGGTCAAGTTAGAGGAATGCAAGGTCAAGAAAAAAGTGATTAATGATGAACTTCACGTGTACATCAAAAGCGCCAAAATTTGGCAAGAAAAGCTCTTTAAAGAAGCCATAAAATAATTTAAAAAATGATAAATACTTAATAAGTATTTGGGAACCAAAATATGAAACTTACAGAATTCAACGCAAAACCAACAACAGTAGCTAAAAAGGCCCTACGTGAGCACTTCAATACTGATATCAAATTGGACAGCTTAAGTCTATATGACACACAGCGCATGATGCGTAAAGTCAATGGCCTTATGAATGAAATGCGCCAGACTCAGCAACAGACTGAAAAGAATCCAGCTTATCTAAAGCTAGTATTCATGGAACAAGCACTACAACATCACTATGGTGAGTTGAAGGCACTTCCAATGTACAACACACGTATCGTTTTAGAGAACGAAGAAGTTGAGAAGTCACAAGTTATTCTAGCTGCACAAGAAATGGTTGATGCAATGCAAAAGATGGTAGAGCAAGTTTCTGACATGCTAGTTAAAGAACTACCAGCAGTTGTTGATGGTGTCAATTCAGAAGTAGGAACAACTGAAGGTGAGTCATTCAATCAACAAGCTACTGAAGCATTGACTAGCTTACAGGCTGCACTAACACAATCACAAGGCACACTAAAGTCTGCTTTAGGTTCTATCACTGGCCAAGGCGCTCCAATGGGAGACATGGGTGCTGATATGGGCATGGGCGATGATTTAGGCGGTGACGAAATGGACATGGGTGCTGATGCTGAAGAACTAGGCGGCGAAGAGCCAGATAGTGAATTAGCCGGTCTTCCAGCTGAGCCTGACGAAGAAGAACCAGTAGCAAGCGTAGGTCGCTCTACACGTTAATCATGCGTTTATTTGAGTTTGCTGATGACGATCCACTGCGTGTAAAACTACTAGCAGTAGCAAACCAACTTAAGAACCAAGTGCTTGGATCGGGAAGAACTTGGTCAACGGATGAGTTTTTAAACTTTCTAAAACAGAATGATATTGTAGTAGACAAGGCTGACTTGTTTGATATGGTTAAAAAAGAACCGTTAGTTAATATCATTTCAAACATAAACAAAGACCAAGTTGTATTCAGAGGTCAAGAAAACGCTAGTGACGTACCACAAAAAGATGATGAGATGCAAAAGACTCGTCAACAAATGGCAAGCAAAGCCTTAAAGTAACCAAATAGATTGTACTACGAAGAAATTTGTAGTACAATTTCCACATGTACATTCCCGATAAATTTAAATACGAACCAATTAAACGTATTGACACACCCGAAGGTCGCAGATATGCTACCCCTGACGGAAACAAACTCCCCTCAGTCACAACGATATTAGACGCAACTAAACCCGAAGAAGCAAAGAAAGCACTATACGAATGGCGTAAGCGTGTGGGCACAGAGAAGGCTCAACAGATTACAACAGAGGCTGCAGGTCGTGGTACACGAATGCACAAGTGGTTAGAAGATTACATCAAAACAGGAAAAATAGGTACACCTGGATCAAATCCGTATTCAATTCAAAGTCACAAGATGGCTGAGACTATCATCTATCAAGGATTGAGTAAATGTAATGAATTCTGGGGCACAGAAGTTCCCTTATACTTCCCAGCAGTATATGCAGGAACAACTGATTTAGTGGGAGTACATGATGGCGAACCAGCTATTATGGATCATAAGCAAGCAAACAAAATCAAAAAGCGTGAATGGATCAGTGACTATTTCATTCAATTAGCCGCTTATGCCACAGCACACAACGAAAAACACGGTACAAACATACGTAAGGGCGTGATTTTTATGAGTGATCCTAATGCTGTATATGCAGAATTCATCATTGAGGGTGATGAATTTGACAAATGGCAGCAAGAATGGTATAAAAGACTAGAGCAGTACTATTCAAAGTTCCTATAGATCCAGATAAATAATATAATCAAACAGATTATATTATGGCTATAGTACAGATTTCCAAGATAATTCACAGAACCGGAGCTTACACCGATCTACCTCAATTAGATATCGGTGAAATCGGTTTTGCCACAGACGAACAACGTGTCTTTATCGGAAACGATCCTGACATAATTCCTCCTGCTAACGTAGATGCTACAACTCAAACAGAGATTCTAACTACACAGTCTTACTTAGACTTTAGTAGAATTACTGGTTCGGCTAATTCATCAGTTAATATTGATGATACGACATTAGATGCCGGACAAATATTGGTGGCTAATATCGTGACTGGTGTGGGAAATGTATGGGAAAACTATACTGGTAATTTACTAGGGCCAAACGCAGATGTTAAATTAAACTTAGGATCCGAAGCTAATCTATCAATCACCGGTGGAGTTAACGGATACGTATTAACTACAGATGGTAGTGGTAATTTATCGTGGATGCCAGGATCAGGTGGTGGGGGCGGTGGAAGCCCAACTGGTTCTAACCAACAAGTTCAATTTAACGACGGTGGTAGTTTTGGTGGTAATGGTCATTTCACGTATGATTATGTTGCACAAGCATTAACTGTAAGTGGTATAATTTATGCTAATACTGTTGTAGCTAATAGTCAAGGTAAGTTCGATGGTACTATTGGTAGTATTACACCCGGAGTAGCTACATTCTCTAGCGTTACAGTTAACAACAATGTAACCATTGCCCATACGTTAACAGCAAACAAAGTCCTATCAACATCTAATGGTGCTGGTGAAAACTACAAAGTAGGTGATGATGCTTGGATAGGTGATATTAACGTATCCGACACTATACAAATTAAGGGTGTAGAAGATGATGCAAACGCATACATCGTGTTCGGTACAAGCGACACAGCCTCATTAGGACGCAGTGGTGTAGGTCCATTGACGTATACAGGTGACTTCACTAGCGAAGGTAATGTAACTGCTAATACATTACAGTTAGGTACATGGACTATTTTCGCTAATGTTGGTGGTATCTTCTGTACAGACAGTGCAACTAGCACCACATACCAGGTCAATTTGACCGCAATTTGATAAATACTTAATACATTCTCATTCGGAGAATTTATGCGGTCCCCGCCGCGTAGTGGCTAGAACCCACTGATTTATAAGGAGAAAAAACAAATGGGACGTCCTCTAAAAATTAGAAAACAAAATGACAATGGAACTCATATCGATGAAGGTTTTCCAAACGACGGTACAACTAGTAACGGTTACGATGGTGATAATCCTGGTGTCGTAGGTGGTACACAAGGTGGAACTTCTACATACTCAAAACAAATTGCAGCAAACGGAAGAATTTTAGTAAAAGCCGTTGGTACCATCACAACTGACACAACAGACCAAGTAATAGGTACAGATACCGTATTTGATGTGTACAGTTTATCAAGTGGAAATTCAGAAGTTTATGTTGATGATGGTGCAGGCGGATATACACTAGTAGGAGTTGTAGATTCAGTTGATGATGCAGAAACTATTACATTGCAAGATCCTGCTAATGTTGAAGTAACTGACGCAGCTTTCTATGTAGCTACAGTAAACAATTCTGGTCTTCTACGTCAAAAAGGTGCAAAGAAATTCTTAATAGTTAGTTACATTAGTATACAAGACGAGGGTATCGCTCCTGGACAAGCATATATGATTTCAGATTTACAAGATACTGACTGGGCTGCTCTAGGTGCTCCTCAAAATGCTACTGAAGGCGTTGTGTTTACCGCAACCGCAAGTGGTTCTGGACTAACAACAGACGGTGTAGTATACCCAGTAGGAGTATGCACATTGACTGACTCATCAGACCCAGCTGGTCCAAATCAAGTAAGTGTTGCAGTATATAACGATGGTGACACAACATATGCTACTAAAATAACCAATCATTGGGTACGTGATTTTGACAATACTGTTACTCCTGAAGATGGTACAAACACTAAGTTTGTTGCGACATTCTTCAACGACGGTGGAAATGTTGACACAGCAACTGGTTATACATTAGTTGGTATTAACAACTGGTGTTAATATTTGAAGTAAAGTAAACTTACTTCACAAAAAAGCGGCTTATGCCGCTTTTCCATTAAATAAAAACATGATTAAATTTAGACCACCACATACAAGAGGCCATCTCACTGATACTTGGATTGAATCTTTTAGGACATTTAGTAATAATGGATATTACGATCCTAAATTTGTTCATTACAGTGATTTAGAAGTAATAAACGATGACTTTGTCCAACCCGGTAACTGTGTGCCCATACATCAACATTGTGATATGGAAATTATAGGTTATGTTGTAGAAGGTCCATGTTATCATAATGATAACCTGCACAATATATTTCATGTACCTAGCGGTGGTGTACAACGAATGAGTTGTGGAACGGGTATTTGGCACGTAGAAGGTAACTTAAGCGACCATCCTATTCACTATCTGCAACTTTGGATGAGACCAAATAGGCATAATTTTCAACCAGACTATACATGTTGGGAATTTACACGTGAAGAAAAACTAAACAACTTTTGTCCAATAGCTAGTGACAAAGGTCCTATGATAATTCAATCTGATGTTAAGTTAAGTGCAGGTATATTCACAGAAAATTATACTGAAAAATTAGATACTAAGCGTAGATATTATGTTTATGTGATTACCGGCTGTGCGACAATAAACAATACATTTGCTGACACTGGATCTGGATTTAGTTTTGAAAACGAAGCTGAACTAATAATTACAGATCCAGAAGATAGTCCTGAGATTCTATTGTTTAACTTGCGTTAATTAACTTTTGTAGTTTATCTTTAACTACGTCAAAATTTACAGTATTAAATAATCCAGGATGTAATGGTTTTGGATATTGATTGTTGTCGATCCAACAATAGCCCACATGCTCATCATTTAATATAGGAATAAATTCTTGTTCTAATTTACAAAAGAATGTATGATACGTAAAGGTATTGTTAATAAACTTTTGAATAGGTATCAATTTAGCATTGTCTGGGAAGAAACTTATTTCCTCAATGCATTCACGTTTTATACCATCTAACAATGTTTCGCCGTTGTCTATTTTCCCACCGGGTATTCCCCAGTTGCCGGGATTCTTATCATCGTTTCTTAATAGGTATAGAAATCTTTTAGTATCTGCCGCATAAAAGAATACACCTGCGGACGTGACTTTGTTACTCATACAGTGATTTATCTAAATTAAATCACTATAGAATAATCTCCCTGGTCGTACCAACCTTCGTATGATTTCATCCAAACACCATTAGACCAACGATATTGCACACCAGTTGTTAAGTTGGTTACATATTGTGTATCTACAATATTGGTACTATCAAAACTGATTAGCCAATCAAATCCATCATATTCAATAATACTATTTGCAGGAGCAACTATAATTCCCCATGTTATTGATGGGTCAGTATTAGAGTCAGCACCAATATCCTCAACAATAAGATAACGTTGTCCGGCTTCTGGCTCGGGTAATCCATGCCCAGGACCCTTTAACAATGGATTGATAATGCTATCAACTGGATCTAATGTGTTTTGTGGTAATGTATCGGGGTCGATATTGTATATTAGTAAACGGTCATCACTTGGATTGAATGCAATAGTACCTACGATTTCGTTCTCCATATATGGGTTTTGTAACCATATCTGACTGATGCCCGGTCTTACTGTACCATACACGTTTAAGACTGCTTGCCAGTATACATCAGTGTTTGGGTTTTCGGGTAAGTCTAATGATGCCTCATTTTGTGGATAAAAGTCTTGGTTAGCTGGAAGTATTTGTAAACTACTTCCTATCAACAATAATTTGTATCCATATGGAGTAACTTTTTGTCTAGTACCCAATAACAAATGATCGTCCTGCATATCTGTGATTGCGTTACCTTTAAAGATACTAGCAATAATCTTATGAATAACACCAAGTTTCTTAATCTTAGCACTAGAACTAATCCATATCGGCATGTAAAACTTCCATGTCATAACGTCAATAGGATTACTATTTCCTTGAGGAATAGTTTTGCTACTGAAAGTTAATCCATCTTGGTATACAACACTCAATGATGTCCAGTCAATGAAGTTATCTGTACTCTGTAATTCCATACTAGGATTGAATAGTACACCTAGTTGTTCAATTAACTCTAACTTCTGATTATAGTTAGTTGTCCAAAAATCAACTGTGATACGTAGTGTATAGGGTACAGGCATGATACGTTCTACAGTAAATGCTTGACCTTGTGTGGTATCATAACTTTGTGTTTCTGCATTCCATGTTCTTTGGCGAACTGATGTTTTATCTAGGAAGAAAGGATCCTGTGTACGTCTTTGGTCATATTCTAAGCCACTGATATAGTATGTAATCATTGGTGCGCTTGGAAGACTACTAGGACTGTTATTAGCTATAGTAGTGCTAACCATTCTACTAGAGTCCCCATACATTACAGGGACACGTACAACAATATTATTACCAGCTGGATCTTTGCCTTTAGTAACTTGCCAATTACTAAAAATTCTTGCGAACTGAATCAAGAATCTGCGTATCTGATTGTCATAAAAATAATTTGCCATTATAAACCTTAATCTGGTACAATTGATAATAACGTTGACAATGGTTGTTGTTGTGGTACTACGGTACCATCTGTCAATACCAATGTCTGTTCGTTGTTGATGAAACTTGCCAACTGAGACTGTTGTCCTGGTACAGTTGAATCAAACGACACACCTGCACGTGAACTTACGCCAATTCTAACCCATAAAGTTCCATCCCAACGATATAATAGGTTGGGTGTGTAATCTACACGTAAGAAATAATCCCCTACGTTTGCGCTAGCAGGGAATACAATACCTGATCCGACTGGTAATCCGTTAGGTGCAGTTCCGTCACCTATCATATATCCATTTGTATAACCGAAACTCTCGGGGCTTACACGTGAAATAAATCTAAATCTAGGATCACAGTCAGCACGGAAATCCATTACAGGAGTTACAGCATCTGCGAAAGTAGGAGCAACTGTGATAGCGGTGCCACTAGGCATGTATGCTAGTGTTGGTAAATTAATTACAAATGTATTAGCTACATAATCTACACTAACAACGTATGTGCCACGCTCAAAAACATCAACCACTGCACCTGTTTCGGTAGTGACAGTAGCCGCAACATCTATGTTTGGTACTAAATCTCTAGTAACATCTACTGAGCTAATCAATGTAGTTCCTGCAGGAACTGTCAACGATGTGATAGTAAATGATGGGAATTGGTCAGCAGTTGAGTATGTGTTGTCTGCTGTTCCGTATGGTCCTGTTATTGGACCTGCTGCTTTTGCAGTTAATACTAATGTACCATCAACTTGACCAGATCCTGTATCTAAACGATCAGGAGCCATCTTTGCAGTTTGTAAGTTGAGTGATATTAGGTTGCGTAATTTATCTGCATCATCACTAGTCAATGACCACAGTTTCTTCAATGCGGCTGCACCAATACGTATTACTGGGCTAGGATTTCTGTATAATGGATTATGAACCATCTCTAGTAAACCTCTAGTTGGTACAGGGTTTGTTGACGGGGCTAATACGTTAACGGGCAATGCAGGCTGTCCTTCGAACGTAGGTACAACATATAACTGACTGCGGTCGTAACCTGTCTTAGGTAACAATCTTGCAGCCTCAGCAGTTACAGCATCATTGATAGCAATATTCTGATTGTAACGTCCTATGATATCACGAAGATTGTCAGCAGTACTTAATTCCCAATATGCAGGGTCTGTAGGTGGAATGCCAGCTGGTACAGGACCGGGCGCAATTGGTGTATAAATTTTATCACCGTACATAACTGTATAACCAGGTACATACGTTTTTGTAGGATCCCAGTCACCTAAGTAATTATCTTTCTCTACTGGCTGAGAAAGAATGTTAGCAAATTCTTGGCTATCTACTAATGGCTCACATTTAATACGCCATAAGTGAGGATACCATGTTTGAGTAAAACCTTCGCTTGCAAAGTTACCATCAGTTACTTGATAATATCTACGCAATCCTATTGGTATCGTTTCATTCAATGGATGATAGTCTGTTAAATGTGGCAATTCTAAAACATCACCAACCATCAATTTACGACCAATCAAATCAATCATGTCGTTGTAATGTACAGTAATGAATATGATATCGTTGTTTAAGAACAATCCAAATTGGCTTAAGTCAAAATCTAAATTCTGTACGTTGTAATGTCCACGAAGTCTATAGATATCTGGATCATATTTTCTATCGCGGTTTTCTAAGAATAGTAAATCTTGTATATTTGTAGGATTTAATGCATCATACTGTGGCTGAGTAAAATCATTACTGGGGCCAGTATTACCGATTCCTACATACTTGTGGACATATAAATCCGTTCCACCCACAACAAACATTTCCCTAATGTTTCGGTCTAGGTATCTATAATCGTTTGTTTTATCGGGACGGTATAATGAGAGTCTTGGCATATTGTAATCCGTTTACTTAGTATTTATTACAAAAGTATTACCTACGAAACTTGACAATAAATGGATTACACTATATAATACAGTATGTTTTATAAGGAGTATACATGGCTACACGTAAACCCAAACTGACTGGCGACCATTTTGTGAAAGCATTGAATCCCCGTGATGCTGATACAAAGTATATGGGTAACGAGCCATTCTTCCCAATTCAGCCCGAAAGTGAACAACGAACCACGAAACTGACAGAAGGTTTTACGTGGTACAACCGTTTCTACGGTAAGAAGGATGCAAAAGAACTATTGGCGCAGTATTTGGATCACAATAAGCGTGAAAATGAAGCCAAACTTATTCGCAAAATTGATGACCGCGATTTTGTAATGACACATTGCTGGCTAGCACGTATGACATTGCGTGGTCTAGAACTCAACGAACATGAGGAATTGACTCTCGAAAACGAGATTACCCGATTGACTAAATTGAAAGTCAAGGTTGTTGAAGTCAAAGAAGAAAAAGTCACCAATCGTCCTAATGTACAGGAAATTATGCGTGACAAAGCCCGCGAAGCCGCAGGTGAACTTGAGGGTGTGTTTGACGATTTTATACAAGTGGGTAAAGCAAGTGCCAAAACTGTAGATGTTGTAGCACGTTTCAACGTTATGCCCCAACATATTCCGTTGATTGTTGATATCTGGAAGAAAAAGCAGGAAGAATTTGAGCAATTGAGTGAGGGCAAAGACAAAGACCTAACCGAAGCATACAAACATTTGGGTAAGGTTCAGGTTCGAAACATCACTAAATTCATCGACGGCGTTCTAGGTGACTTGAACAGTTACATTTCTATTAAGAAAGCAAGCAAAGCGCCACGTAAGCGCAAGGCAGTTCCTATTGAGAAAGTTGTAGCTAAACTCAAGTACATGAAGGAATTCAAAGACGCCGCAAATAAGCTGGATCTTATCAGTATCCATCCTACAAAACTTCACGGTGCTAGTGAAGCGTGGGTATATGATACTAGCAAGCGCAAACTGCATCACTATATTGCGGATGAGTACTCTAAGACTTTTACAGTCAAGGGTAATACAATTCTAGGCTTTGATACTAATCAGAGCGAGATTAAAACCCTGCGTAAGCCGGGTGAGCAAATTAAAGAAGTCATGGGTTCAAAGCCTGCGGCACGTAAATTCTTTAAGGACATTAAAGCTGTCAGTACTACACCTAACGGTCGCTTTAATGAGAACATGATTATTTTGAAAGCATTCTAATGAGTAAAATTGATTTAAACAAATATCAGGACTTTGTCCAAGCAGTCACAAGTGACGCAAGTAACAACACAGGTACGTTTATTGCACGTGTACTTGAATTGCAAGAACTAGGACTAAATGTTCCATTGCTTGCTACAGCCGGTATTGGTCTAGCAAGTGAAGGAGGCGAGTTTAACGAAATCGTTAAAAAGATGTTGTTCCAAGGTAAGCCATTCAATGAGGATAATCGTTTTCACATGAAGCGTGAACTCGGTGATATCATTTGGTATTGGATCAATGCTTGTAGGGCACTTGGATATGATCCTAACGAGGTAATTGCTGAGAATGTTGCAAAACTTGAAGCACGGTACCCGGGCGGACACTTTGATGCATTCTATAGCGAGAACCGAAAAGAAGGTGATCTGTAATAGCCAGCTCCAGATAAATACATTATCTGGAGATTTTTATGGCCGGTCTATCGTTAGACGAATTAAAAGAAGCATTATTCCAAAATATCAGATTGCGTTTAGGTGACGGAATCGTAGATATTGAATTAGACCCTGCTCACTTAGAAGCAGCCTATTCCTATTCCATTAAAATCTATCGTCAGAGGGCACAAAACTCTACGATAGAATCTTACACATTAATGAAGATGGAAAAGGACACTTACATTTATACTCTTCCCCAAGAGTTTATGAGTGTACGACAAGTGTTTCGTAGAACGGTTGGTTTAGAAACTGGTCCAGCCGCAAGTAGCTTTGACCCATTCTCAAGTGCTATTCTTAATACGTATTTGTTGAATTACAACTACGCAGGTGGTTTGGCTACATACGATTTCTATGCAGGCTACATTGAATTAGCCGCACGTATGTTCGGTGGGTATGTTATCTATACATTCAACCCCGTTACGAAACAGATTAAAATAGTACGTGATCCTAAAGCTAGTGGAGAACAGATACTTATATGGGCCGACATTCAGCGCCCTGAAGCAGAGTTGCTACAAGATCCAGGAGCAGGAATATGGATTGGTGACTTCACATTGGCTACCTGTAAAATGATTATAGGTGAGGCACGTGAAAAGTTTGGTTCAATTGCAGGCCCAGGTGGTGGTACATCATTAAATGGTACAGCAATGAAGTCGGAAGGCTTACAACAACAGAAAGATTTAATAGACGAGTTGAAGCGTTATGTTGACCATTCACAGCCATTAACTTGGATAATTGGTTAAACTGACATTTATTTCGTCACGCTCCTGTAATATAATAAGTATTACAGGAGTTTTCTTTTATGATTATAGGCGTCACCGGATTTATTGGTAGCGGCAAAGACACTATTGCTGACTATCTTTGTACATTTCACGGATTCAAAAGAATCAGTTTTGCGGCTTCTCTTAAAGACGCAGTTGCATCAGTATTTGGTTGGGACAGAGAAATGCTAGAAGGCACAACTAAGACTAGCCGTGAATGGAGAGAAAAAGTAGATCCTTGGTGGGCAGAACGATTAGACATGCCTGACCTTACTCCTAGGTGGATACTACAACAGTGGGGTACTGAAGTTTGTCGTAGGGGATTCCATAGTGATATTTGGGTAGCTAGCGTAGAAAACAAACTACGTCAAGCCAAAGATGACATTGTAATTACTGACTGTCGTTTTTCTAATGAGGTAAAAGCTATCAAAGACGCCGGGGGAATAACTATGAGGGTAGAACGTGGTGACAGGCCAAACTGGTATGATGCCGCAATTGCATTTAACAGGGGTCCTGATGGTAACTCAGCTTGGTCTATTAGCAAAGCTAAACTAGACAAGAATAGAGTACATGCAAGTGAGTATTCTAGTGTGGGACTGAACTATGACCATTACTTAGATAATAACGGAACTATAGATGATTTGCGTAAACAGATTGATTTAATTATCAACCTCTAAGTCACCCCTACGCCAAGTGACTTCTTTGCGTTTTATGACTTCAACACAGTTGAGGCATATGGTCCTGAGATTAGTAAAAATTGAATTTTCTAAATTCCCATCTATGTGAAACACTGTAGTTTGAGATGGGTAGATACTTTTAAAGCCACATAAATCACATGTGGCTTTTTTCTTGTACCCAGACTTCTGCCAACTAGGAACTCTAGGTTTTTTCTTGTTCTTTTTACGACCGCATTCATCACATGAACTTCGGTAATGAGTTACCTCACCGCGCTTGTAATTCACAGCACAAAAGTTTTTGTTGCAAGTTTTGCAGATAGGTCTCATAACGTATTTAGACCTTCGAAGGTACGCTAATTGGGTATTTTTTAATATTTTCGCTAAATATATGTACGTTAGGGCGTTAACCCTCATAATCATAACATAAAGGAAATTTAACATGGCACTAGTATCACCAGGCGTAGAAGTTACAATCATTGACCAAAGTCAGTATCTTCCTGCTGCCTCAAATTCAGTTCCCTTAATCTTGTTAGCAACAGCAGAGAATAAAGCTAATGCAGCAGGTACAGGAGTTGCAGCAGCAACAACAGCCGCAAACGCAAATAAATTATATCAAGTTACAAGTCAGCGTGACCTAGTGAACTTGTTTGGTACTCCATTCTTCTATAAGACAACGAACGGTACACCAATTCAAGGTTACGAACTAAATGAATATGGCTTATTAGCAACATATTCATTATTAGGTGCTACTAATCGTGCTTATGTTTTACGTGCAGATATCGACTTAGGACAGTTAGTAGGTACATTATCACGTCCTACAGGAAACCCAGCAGACGGTACTTATTGGTTAGATACAACTAATTCTACATGGGGTATCTATGAATTCAATGCTGATACCGGTAAGTTCACACAAAAGACACCTACTGTGATAGTAGATTCAGAGTACATTGAAGATAACTATCCAGTTCAATCTATAGGCAATATCGGTAGTTACGCCGTAATCCCTACAGAAAATTTAGTGGGTGATTTCGCTAGAGCAACATACTTCTATAAAAACTTCAACAATGAATGGGTAGTATTAGGTTCTTCTGATTGGAAAAAAGCTGTACCATTCGTAATTGGATCAAACGGTAATCCTACTTTAAACGATGGTGATTATTTCAGTATCACGGTCGGTAGCTCATTTTATCTAACAGTTCCTATTGTAACTGGCGATACTACTGAGACTCTTGCAAATAAAATCAATGCATTGGGAGTCTCATATCTATTTGCTAGAACAATTGATGGTAGATTGGCTATTTCATACGGAGAGCCAGGCTTAAACAAGAACATTACCTTATCTAACGTTTCAGGTACACCATTGCAAGATTTAGGATTGGCAACAACTTCTCCTAGTACATTCTATTGCCCAGATACCTCATACGGTACTTCTGCTAATATGCCACTATGGACAGCTGGTCAATCATATCCTCACCCAACAGGTAGTGTATGGATAAAGACTAGCATTGCTGGAAGTGGTATGGACTTGAACGTATCACGTTATATTACCTCAACTGATACTTGGAAAAGTTTAGTAGTAGGTAAGTATACTTCAGTTGCTGCCGCTATCGGTGATTTAAGCAGTGATGGAGGAAAATCTATTCCTGCAGGAACAGTTATCGCAACTTATCAACAAGGAACATACGCTACTCAGTTTGATCCAATTCCATACGAATTCTTGACATTATGGGAAAAAACTAGCACCGGTTCAGTAACAACAACTGGTACAGTAACAAGTCCTAGTATTACATCAGGATTGGATTTAACAATCGTAGTTAGCAACTCTGATGGATCAGTAAGTACATATGTTCTTACTACAACTGGCACAACAGCAACCGCGTTTGTTAGTGCATGGTTATCAGCTAACATCGCCGATACAACAGCTTCTGTCTCTGTCAATAACGCAGTACAAATTACACATAATAATGGTGGAATTATTCTATTGAGTGACATAGACACTACAGGTCAAAGTAATGGATTACTCTCAGAACTTGGATTCAGCCAAGGGGGCGCCAATGTAAGTTATGGTAGTCTTGCAGTTTACAAAAATTCTGCGGTTTCACCAAAATCAGTAAATTCATTAGCGGGTTCAGGTGGCACATACAGTATTACTAACTTCGGAACCTACTATGAAATTGAAGTTATTAATGGTGGCTCAGGGTACATATTGGGAGATACAATTACATTCTCCGGAGCTGACATAGGCGGAGTTGATAATACTAATGACGTTACAATACGAGTAATGAATGATGAATCATTGGTACCCTCACCAGTAGCTAGCTTTACGTATGTTTCTGGAACACCAAAACAAAATTATTTTGTATGGTTAGGTAACTGGTCTAAGCTAGAATATATCGCAAACGAAGGTGCACCAGTAACAAATCCATTAAATGGAACCAAGTGGTTCTATAGCACAGCAAGTCAAGTTGATATTATGATTAACAAGGACGGCGAATGGTATGGTTATGGTAATGTCAATTATGACCAAAACGGTCACCCAATCGACGGATCAAACACAACAGATCCAAATGGTCCTATTGTTAGCACAACAGCACCAACAGAACAATCTAGCGGTGATCCATTACAATATGGTGATTTATGGTTAGATACATCTGATTTAGAGAACTATCCTAAATTATCACGTTGGCAAATGGTTGACTCATTAGATCAATGGGTAGCAATTGACAATACAGACCAAACAAGTCAGAATGGTATTCTATTTGCTGACGCACGTTGGGCAAACAATGGAACTGTGAATCCAGTTAACGATCCAATCGTACCTATCTCAACGTTGTTGACCACTAATTATATAGATTTAGATGCTCCTGATCCAACATTGTTCCCACAAGGTATGTTGTTATTCAACACAAGACGCAGTGGATATAATGTAAAACAATTTACAACAAATTATTTTACTGCTGCTAAGTATCCAGATATGGATCTACCAACTAACTCATATACATGGGTAAGTGCTAGTGGCCTACAATCAAATGGAGCTGCTTACATGGGTCGTAAGGCACAACGTAATATGGTTGTTCAAGCATTGAAGGCGGCTATTGGTACTAACCAAAGCATTTTAGAAGAAGATACATTCTTTAACTTAATTTCTTGCCCTAACTATCCTGAACTACAACCTGATATGGTTACATTGAATAATAATCGTAACAATACAGCTTATATTATCGGTGATACACCATTACGTTTACCAGATCAAGCTACAGACTTAATCAACTGGGCTACAAACCAAGCAGGTGCAATAAGCACAGGTGAAGATGGTCTAGTAACACGTAATGAGTATATGGGTCTTTTCTACCCAAGTGGTATAACAACAGACTTAACAGGTGCAGCAGTTGTTGTTCCTGCAAGTCATATGATGTTGCGTACATTCTTACGTAATGACACAATTGCTTATCCTTGGTTAGCACCAGCAGGCACACGCCGTGGTACTATTGACAATGCTACAAACATTGGATACTTAGATGCTGCTACAGGTGAGTTTGTGGTAATTAAGAACCGTATGGCAATTCGTGATGTATTGTATACTAATCAGATTAACCCATTGGCATACTTCACTGGTATTGGTCTATTGAATTATGGTAACAAGAACGTTAAGGATACTCAAAGTGCATTGGATCGTATCAACGTAGCACGACTAGTAGCTTATATTCGTTATCAGTTACAGATTTTGGCTCGTCCATTCGTATTCGAACCAAACGATGCGTTAACACGTAGCCAGATTCAAGGTGTTGTACAATCATTGTTTATTGACTTAGTTGCTAAACGTGGTTTATATGACTATCTAGTGGTTTGTGATGATTCTAACAACACACCAGCCCGTATTGATAGAAATGAACTCTGGATTGATGTTGCTATCGAACCAGTCAAGGCTGCTGAATTTATCTATATCCCAGTTCGTGTATTGAACACCGGAGAAATAGCAAGCCTTAAGTAATAAATGAACCCCCTGAATAAGGGGGTCATTTAAAGATAAATAAAGACATAGGAGAAATAAAAAATGGCAACAGCCTCACAATCATTGTTCAATATGACCGTAGCAGCGGATAATTCATCCAATAGCCAAGGTCTGTTGATGCCTAAACTACAGTATCGTTTTAGAGCTTTGTTTCTGAACTTTGGTGTAGGTGGTTCCACACAGGAACTAACAAAACAAGTCATGGATATTTCAAGACCTCAAGTACAGTTTGATGAAGTACAATTAGATGTTTACAACTCACGTATCTATCTAGCTGGTAAGCATGCATGGCAAGAAACAACAATCAATCTACGTGACGATGCTCAAGGTAACGTCAGCAAGTTGGTTGGACAACAAATTCAGAAGCAAATGGACTTTGTTGAGCAAGCTAGTGCTGCAACCGCACAAGATTATAAGTTCCAAATTAACTATGAAGTTCTTGACGGTGGTAACGGTGTTCTAGCACCTACAGTATTAGAGACATGGGAATTATATGGCTGCTTTATTAAGACAGCAAACTATAACAACATGGACTACAAAACAAGTGATCCAGTAACTATTCAACTTTCTGTAAGATTTGATAACGCAATTCAATCACCATTAACATCTGGCGTTGGTACTAACGTTGGTCGTGCATTCGGTGGTACAGCAGTAACTGGTATCGGTAGCTAATGGCTGGATTCGTACAGAATTTATTAACTGACGCCGCTAAAGGTTTTTTCGGCAATGAATACTTGCGTGATTTTACTCACGCAAGTAAAACCTTTAGAACCAATGCGTACGGTTATGCACCTAAGTTTAAATTCTTATTTCATGTTTACTTTGATGTAAACAAGCAATACATAGGTGCTACTCAAAATTGGCCACAAGATCAAAATTTTGGGTTAGCAGTAAAATCTGTCGAATTACCTAAGTTTACTTTTAATACACAGACAATGAATCAGTACAACAGAAAACGTGTTGTACAAACTAAAATTAATTATGACCCTGTTAACATTGTGTTCCATGATGATAACAGCAATTTGATACGTAGAATGTGGTATACGTATTATACATATTATTATAAAGATGCTACCCAATTAGATTCAAACTCACCAAGCTCAAAATCATCTTTGGGTGACGGTGGGTATGGCGCAAGATATGACCTAAATCATAGAAACATATATGATCCAAGTATTGCCGGAAGTGATGATTGGGGTTATGTAGGAGAATCCGGTAAGTCTCCTGCTACTAACCAAGCAGCAAGTCAAGGTGTGAGTAAGGCTCCATTCTTTAAGTCAATCAATATCTATGGTTTCAACCAACACAATTTTGTATTGTACAAATTAATCAATCCTATAATTCAAAGTTTCTCTCACGACACATATGGTTACAGTGAAAACGGAACTATGGAAAATAGAATGTCTTTAGAATATGAAACTGTAAAATACTTCGAAGGTGCTATTGACGGAAGAACTCCTGCAGCGTTCGTTCCAGGATTTGGTGAAGAAACACATTATGATACTAGATTGAGTCCTATATCTAGACCCGGAAGCAATGCTACAATACTAGGTCAAGGTGGATTAGTATCGGCGGCCGGCGGCATATTAGATGATTTAGAGAACGGCAATATTGTAGGTGCTGTGCAAAAAGCAGGTGTAGCAGCTAATACATTTAAGAACCCACAGAACATATTACAAATTGCAAAAGCAGAAGCACTAGGGTCAGTGACGCAAGCATTGCAAGGAACACCTAATAGAAACAACATTTTCACCTTCCCATCTAATGCACAAACATTAGTACAGAATGTCACAGATTCTATTAATGGTTCTTATAAAGGTGTTGTTAAGAGTCCTAAGCCTCTTGAACCTGGCACTATTTAAAAGCATAAATAATCTACGAGGTAGCATATGGCACGATCAGTAGATGAACCAAGATCACAATTAGACGCAACAGTTAAGGTATTTGACCAATTTTACAACTTTGACTTAGTTGTAAGTGCGGATCAATATGAGTTAGTATATTCTTACTTTTACTCTATCAATAAATCAAACAACATATCACGCAATTTTACTACTATTCTTTTTAGAATTGCAATGGTCACTGGACAAAACGTTTTAGACTTATTGGAATATATCAAGGGTCAAAATAAGTTAGAAACTAATTCATTGTTAACATACTATATTAATAGTATAAAAAGTAAAACTACCTTGTATGGTATTAGTGTTGTACCGCAACCAAATCAAAACGTACAAAGAAATATTTTACAATAATGGCGAACTATGCACAGGGTATTTACACACCCAAGAATCCTGAAAAGTATATAGGAAAACATAAGCCCAAATTTCGCAGTGGTTGGGAATTTACCTTTATGCAGTTCTGCGATAATAACAAAGCTGTATTAAAATGGGCAAGCGAAGCAATCAGTATCCCATATATACATCCACTTACTGGTAAGAAAACTAACTACATCCCAGACTTTTTCATTGTATATCAAAATAAGTATGGGCGCCAACTAGCAGAAGTGGTTGAAATAAAGCCCAAGAAACAAAGTCTTATAGAAAGTCGTGTTGCAAGCGCAAAAGATAGAGCCGTCGTAGCTATCAACCATGCAAAGTGGGGTAGTGCTATGGCTTATTGCAAACAAAATGGATTTACTTTTAGAGTCATTACTGAAGATGACCTTTTCTACAACGGTAGGAAAAAGTAATAAATACTGCTATTATGGAAATAGCATGACTAAAAAGTTATCAGAATTATTTGACCTACCTGCTGATGAATCTAACCTCAATGAGGATATATTAGAAGGTGCTCAAGTAGAAATAGTTACACAAGAAGCATATTCTAATTTAGAAAAGATAGAAAATGCGTTACCACAAGTTCGTGGATTAGAAGCTAGTGACACAGAAATGGATGAACTAGCACAAATGGCCAAAGATAGTTATAAAGACTTGATGGATTTGGGTATGCAAGTTGATAGTCGTTTTGCTAGTGAGATATTTAATAGTGCTGGGACAATGTTAGGTCACGCTATTACAGCAAAAACAGCTAAAATTAATAAGAAATTAAAAATGATTGACTTGCAGTTAAAGAAGGCTGCACTGGATCAAAAATCAGCTAGTCAAGTTAAAGAAATTGAAAATACACCGTTGGGTGAGGGTAGCTTAGTTGACAGGAATGAGTTATTGAAAACCATTCTGGCAAATAAAAAACCAGTAAATTGATAAATACTACAATAGGAATAAAATAATGAAAACCCTTCGTCATTACTTAGTAGAAAGTGTTCGCACTTATCGCTATACAATCAAAATTGCAGGTGATTGCGACTCTAAATTCTTAGATATGTTCAAGCATAACCTATCTAAATTTGATCCCGTTAAGATCGAGGATCCTAAAACAACACCTATACAAAAAGATCCATATGGATTCCCTGAATTACAGAATGAATCTATTACTATCATCAAAGTAGAATTCAAGTATCCAGCTACAGAGCCAATGATTCAACAATGTGCTCAAGCATGTGGATGCCAAATTGGTAGAGTTCGTGTAGTAACAACAGATTATGATGAGAGTATCAATGCAGAATCTGAACAGTATGCTAATGAGAAGAAAGATGAGCCATTACTTCTAACAACAGAATTAGAAGATAACGGAAAAGAAGCAAGCAAAGAATACGCAAATCAATACTTGGACAAAGTAGTACCTAAGAAACCAAGTGTTGATATTCCTTATGCAGGAAAACAAACTCCAACTAGTCCAAACAAGAGTAAAGAAGGTATCAACACAGTTAGCCCAATGGGTAATGGCCGCGTAAGAGCACCGGAGAAGCCAAAGACAGGAGCTGGACGCTAAATGGTCGACTTCACCTCTACCCAACTTAGTTGGATATTGATCGGTGCATGCAGTATTGGCGGCACAGGTTATATGACTATGGATAGCAAGATAATCGAGTTAGATAAAAAAGTTGCTGTCATAACTGTAAAAGCAGAAAATAGCGAAAAGAAGTTGAACGAAATGAGTGTTCAACTTACTAAGATAGAAGATTTATTAATTAATCAGAAACAAAAAGGATCACGATAATGGATTTCAGAAGCCTATTACAATCAATGAACACACTCTCTGAAGGAGACGTTGTGCATAAAGGTACATATGGTACAAGTCATGGCAGTGAAGATGTTCGTGACCAATATGGACATAAAGTTGGCAAAGTCAATAAAGACGCAGCCGCAAGTAAGCCAGCAGAGAAGCGTGGACGTGGTCGTCCTAAGAAAGGTGCTGATGCATCTGGTGAAGTTAAAAAATATGACTGGTCAGCATTTGGTGGTAGCGGCAAGGATGTTAAGTTACCTAAGTGGGATAAGTCTAAGACCACAAAGCATTCGCTAAAAGAATATATTGAAGAAGTTGAGACCACACAACTAGATGAGGCTGAACAATTAACTATTGCACCAGCACAACAAAACACGCAAGTTATCAAGCAAGGTAGCAAGATGTTGGGGACAGTTACAAACCCACAACTAGCACAACAAATCAAACAAGCTATTGGTCAAGGTCAAATGACATTGAATCCAGGCACAGCAGGACCAGCTGGAATGAAGCAAGAACAAATGGCTGAAGAAGGTGGCGAGAAGTGGATCCAGAAAGCTATCAAGCATCCAGGTGCACTAACAAAGAAAGCTAAAGCTGCTCATATGTCTACATCAGCATTTGCTAAAGCACATGCACATGACAAAGGTAAGACAGGTAAGCAAGCACGTTTAGCACAAACATTAGCTAAAATGCACGAAGAAGCATTAGATCAACCAGCTACAATGGATGAGAAAGCTCCTCCAGGAGCTAAAGCAGAGCGCATGGTAAAACATATTAAGGCAAGCTATGCTAAGGATGGTAAACTAACTCCTAAAGAAAAAGCTATTGCTTATGCTACTACATGGGCAGCACACAACAAAGGTCATGTAGAAGAATCATTCAAGTTTGAAGATGGTACAATCTTAACTGAAGGCGCGATGAAAGATTTAGTTACATGCTTGCTAGATGATTTAGAAAATGGACCAAAAGGTTACAACATCAGACCAGCACAAGAAATAGGTGATAAGGCACTGGCAAATCGTATTATTGACAAGACATTGCAACACGGTGATCGTTACAAGCGTTTAGCTGGTACATTAAAAGGTCAGTTGCGTGATGCAGCCTTAGAAGAATTTGGTTTCACTAACTACGATGAGAGTTTAGAAGAAGCAGATACACGACCAGAAGTTCCTAGCAAATTAGCATTAAGAACACATGGTATGGACAGCAAGCCTTCTGCATTCAAAGCAGTTGCTGATACCCCTACTGGAAGAGCAGAACCTACTCCATGGAAAGTAGACCCAATTCAAGCAACAACAGATAGAGCAATTAATTTTATTTCCGGTCTAGGAAAGAAATCAGTTAAAGAAAGTACAGAAGATATGAAAGACATTCAATTAGAAAGCTGGGAACAACAGCTAAATTCATTATTAACAGAAGGTATCACGGTATCTTCAAGTACAGGTCAACAGGGAGCTCCTGATAGCCTAAGCATTACCGCTACTGACAATGATGCACAATCATTAATGGGCGTATTGCGTAACGCAGGTATCGGTGGTTTTGGTGCTGGTGAACAGAAGCCAGAAATTGGATATGGTGTCGCACAAGGTGGTGAGGAAGAACATACAGGTACAGGTACAGAACCTCAGCCAAGCCCAGATGTAGTTGATGATGGTGATGACATGCTTGCTCTAATCAAGAAAATGTCTGGAATCGAAACTGGATCCGAGGGTGGTCAAGACTATGAAGATGAAGAAGGCGGAGAAGAACATCAGAATGGTACATTAGAGCCAGCAGATTCAGATGAAGAAGGTGAAGAAGAACAAGATTCTTCCGAAGAAGATTCAGATGAAGAAGAACAGACAGATGAAGGTAATGCTTTCAGCGGAGCTGTTGCTAAAGCTAAACAAGATGGTATTCAATCTGGCGAGAAAATTAACGTAGGTGGTAAAGAGTACCCAGTTAAAGAAGATGACATGGAAGAAGGTAACATGTTTACCGGTAATCTAGCTAAGGCACGTGCTCAAGGTAAAGAAGAAGCAGACTTAGATAATGACGGAGATATGGAAAAAGTTCACGAAGGTGATGATAGTTGCAACGAGTGTGGATATACAATGGAAGATTGTGAGTGCGACCATGAGCAAATGAACGAATTTGCTAATGATGTAGGTGGTGATGCTATGGCAGATACAGAATTAGCTAAACTAAAAGCATTGTTAACAATGGGCGGTGATTTGCACAAAATGAAACGTGACCAATCAGTGTTGAACCCAACACAAGTCAATGTAGCAGAGTCATTACGTGACTGGAAAAAATTAAGCGGTATAAAATAACAATAAACCGTACTTTAGATAGCCCGGTTACCCCGGGCTATTTTTTTGGATAGTGTAACCTAAATAAAACGATAAATACATAATAAGGTAGATTAGATATGGCCCAACAGTATATTGATTTCGGCACTTTCCCTAACGATCCGACTGCGGATCCTATTAGGGCAGCTTTTCAGAAAATACAAGATAATTTTACAGATTTATACACTGCACAAGTTAGCGCAGGTGTATTGGAATTAACCGCGGGACCTGGGTTACAACAAAACAGAACTACTGGTAACATTTATCTCTACTCATTACTTCCCAACGTAACAATACAAACTGCTAATAACTTAACCGTAGTACCAGTAGCTGCTGGCTCGCCGGCAGCTAATACAGTTACAATTGCCACATCAGATTCAGCATTTTATCTAAACTTGGCATCTACAATAACAACAAATAATGCTAGCTTAAGTAATTTAGTAACTGCTGGCAATTTATCCGTAACCAATAATGTTATATCTAATCTAGTACCTAACGCAAATATTACATATAACTTAGGTTCACCTACATCACGTTGGTCTACTTTTTATGGAAACGTATTATCATTAGGGTCTCAAACAGTAACTGCTAACAGCACTGGTATACTGACTGGTAATCTATACATAACCACAAATATAACAACCGGTAACATATCAGTTACTAGTAACATTTCAGCAGGAAACCTTTCTACAACAGGAACATTTGTAGCTACCGGAAATATTACTGGTGGTAACATTATTACTGGTGGTATAGTTAGTGCGACCGGCAATGTGTCTGGTGCTAACATTACAGCATCTGCTAATTTATTGGTTAACCAAAATGCTAATGTTGTGGGTAATTTAGTAGTCGGTGGAATTACTGGCATAACAGGAAATGTAACTGCTAGTGCTAACGTAACTGTATCACAAAAGTTAACAACTAACAACTTTGCAATGACAGGCTACGTCACTACAGATTTATTGCCTGATGGTGATGAGACTAGATCATTGGGTAGTGCTTCAAGAAAATGGAAAGACTTATACTTAAGTGGTAATACACTTACAATTGGTAGTACAACATTGTCATCCAATACTACTAGTCTTACGATATCACCTTCTTTAATTACAGGTAATATAGATGCTGGAAACGTTACAGCTACGTATATAGGTGGAACATTAACTACTGGTACGCAGCCCAATCTTACCTCAGTGGGTATATTGGATGCATTGTCAGTTGCTGGAACTACCACTTCAGGTAATTTATCTGTTACTGGTAATTTATCTACTGCTAATTTAACAGCAACTGTATTAAATGCTACAACTATTTCAGGTAACGTGATTTTACCACCTGGCGCTAATTTAGCTGCTCCTGGTAGTGATACACAATTAATGTTTAATGACGGTGGTAATAGTGCAGCCGTTCCTGGATTAACGTTTAACAAAACAACTAGTTTACTAACTATTCAAGGTAATGTATCAGGTGGAAACTTAACAACTAGTGGTGCTCTTGTTGCTAGTGGTTCTGCTACTGTAGGTTCATTATCAACAAACAATGGTGCAATAAGTGCAGGCACTGGTAATATCACAGGTGGTAATATATCAACATCCGGTGCATTGACCGCAGGTAATGCTACATTAGCTAATGTTGGTGCAACAAGTTTAACTGCAACAGGAAGTGTACAAGCAAATGGCATCACTTCCATAGGTATAGTATCCGCAACAGGTGGCGCATCTATGGGTGCCAATCTGTCCATATCATCTATATCTGTTACAAGTGGCACACCTTTCAATACTATACAAGTTAATTTCACAGCTCCTACAAGTGCTACACCA